CTATGAAAGAAATGATTGATTTGCAAAAAACAACTGAATTTGGCTCGGAAGCATTTAATTTACTTGAAAAAATGATAAATAGTTTAAGTGAAAGTTATTTAGCAATTCCTTTAAAATTAGTTAATGTTGATATTGCAAAACAAACTGAAGAAATTGGAACATTAGAAAAAGCATATGAATCTTTTAAAACTGGATTTGCGGATGCTATGAATACACAAAAAGATGTTTTTAAACAAATAGAGGATATTGGTAAAGCAAGTTTTGGTAAATTAAAAACAGCACTTACAGATTTTGTAATGACAGGTAAACTTAGTTTTTCAGATTTAGGTAAATTTGTTGTTAGGTCATTTATAGAAATGTTAATTGGAGAAGCTGTACAAATGGCTTTTAAAAAATCTATGGCTATGTTTAAGATGGATGCTATTAAAAAGGCTATGATTAGCTTGTATGAGGGTGCTATGAAGACTTTTGCTAGTATACCTTTCCCATTTAATATTGTGGCTGTGGGTGGAGCTTTGGCTTTTGGTGCAAGTCTTATTAATAAAATAAAAGGTTTTGAAAAGGGTGGTAGACCACCAGTAGGTCAGCCAAGTATTGTAGGTGAGAAAGGTGCTGAATTATTTGTGCCAGACCAAGCAGGAACAATAGTGCCAAATGATAAATTAGGAATGGGTAAACAAGTAACAGTTAATTTTAATATAAGCACAGTAGATGCTAGAGGGTTTAATGAATTATTGGTTAACTCTAGGGGTACTATTGTAAACATGATAAACAATGCTGTTAATGAAAAGGGTAGAGTGGCAATAATATGAGTGGGTCTTTACCAAACACTAGATTTAATGCGATTAACTTTAAAAGTAATCAAAAAACTTTGCTTACTGAAACTGATAGTGGCAAGACCTTTAGAAGACAAATACAAGGTCAAAGATTTAGTTTTACAGTAGCATATCCACCTATGACAAGGTCTGAGTTTGCACCTATTATGGCTTTTATAATGAAGCAAAGAGCAAGAAAAGAGAACTTTACAGTAACAATGCCAAGCTATCTAGATGCACAGGGCAATGAAACAGGAACTTTGCTAGTAAATGGTGTTCATTCTGCTACAGATACTACAATCGCTCTAGATGGTTTTGCAGGAGATGGAGCAGGTAGGTTAAAAGCAGGAGATTTGATTAAATTTGCTCATGATAAGGTTTATATGGTTGTTGAAGATGTAACTTCATCTAGTAATTCAGCTACAGTTACTATTGAGCCACCTTTAAGGGAAGCTCTAGCAGATGATACTTCTGTAACTTATGATTCTATACCTTTTAATGTTCATTTAACTAGTGATTTACAAGAATTTAGCTCTAATCAAGTGGATAAAGACGGAAACTTATTATTTACATATGAATTTGATGTTATTGAGAGTTTATAATGCCCAGAGGTTTAACAAGTGCAGTTAAAACAGAATTAGCAACAGGCAATATTGAACCAGTTCTTTTAATAGAAATAGGTTTTTCAACACCAATATATTTAACCAATGCTAGTTTTGATATAACCTCAAGTGTAAGCGGAACATCAAGGACATACTTATCAAATGGTCATTTTAGAGGGATTACTGGTGTAAATGAAACAAATGCACCTACAAAGAACTCATTAACTCTTAGTTTATCGGCTGTTGACCAAACTTATGTATCTTTTGCACTAACAGAGAACATAATTAATAATAATGTTTATATTTATAGAGGTTATTTAGACATAAATCTAAGTTTAATAGCTGACCCATTTTTATTTTTTTATGGCACTATAGATGAATTTAAACTTTCAGATAATACATCAACAGCTAATTTGCTTTTAGTTGTAAGTTCACATTGGGGTAATTTTAGTAAAACTAGTGGTAGGACTACAACTAATAACTCACAACAAAGGTTTTTCCCAAATGACTTAGGCATGAATTTTAGTGCTTTAACTGTTAGGGATATTAAGTGGGGTAGACCATGACAAGTACTCATATTTATTATGCGGAGAAGTCTGATATTGAAAGTATTTATGAAATGGCGATAGAATATAAAAATGTTGATTTATATGATGCTAATTTCCCAGATATAGATAGACCTAAACTTATTCATTTTATTAGTACCATTTTAAAAAAAGGTAAAATAATATTAATGAAAGATTTAGATAAAGATAAATTAATTGGTTGTTGTATGTTTAACAAATCTGAATATTTTTTTAGTAAAAGCGAAATAATGCAAATACAGATAGTTTACATAAAAAAAGATTATAGAAATTTTAAACTTGTAAAAACATTAATAGATGCAGTCAAAAGAGTAGCTGAAGATTTGCCTATTGTTTTGTCTATAACTTCTGGATTAGGAATAGACCCAGTTTTTGAAAAATTAGGATTTAAAAATATGGGTAGCAACTGGAGATTTATGTAATGGGTGGTTGGAATCCTATTGATGATATTGTTGATATTATAGACGATATAGTAGATGGTATAACTGACATTATTGATGATGCTATTGGTTGGCTTGTACCACAGCCAGATATACCAGATTTTGGAGCATTAAGACCAGACCAAAATGCTAAAGGTATTCTTTTAAATAAAGTTAGTTCTAATGCCCATATCCCTATTGTTTATGGAACTAGAAAAGTAGGTGGAAATATTGTTTTTATGGAAACCTCTGGAACTGATAATGAATACTTATATATGGCTTTAATTTTAAGTGAGGGTCAAATATCTGGTGTAGATGCAATATATGTGAATGATAAAAAAGTCGTTTTAAATGGTGTACTAGGTGAGGGTGTTATTGTTCAAGTTAATTCAGCAGATGAAAATTTTTATGATGATGAAAGTTTAATTTCTTTTCAACTGTTTTATGGTGTTGAAAGCCCATTTTCATCTACTTTACTAAAAGAAACTGATAATTGGGGTGATAACCATAAACTTTCTGGTTTAGCTTACTTAGCGATACGTTTTAAATGGAATGCAGATAAATTTGGCTCTGTGCCTACAGTTCAAGCTCTTGTTAAAGGCAGAGAAATTTATGACCCAAGATTAGATAGTACTGTTACTGGTGGTAGTGGTAGCCATAGGCAAAATGATAGTTCTACTTGGGAATATTCAGATAATCCTATACTTCAATTATTAGATTATTTAAGAAATGATAGATTTGGAATGGGTATAGCGGATAGTTATTTTGATAGTAATTTTGCAGATTGGCAAACAGCTAGTGATGTATGTGATACTCAAGTACAACCTTTAGGTGGTGATGCTTTTGACTTATACCCTTTTGGGTTAGGTTTTGGTGATGCAGTAAGTACAACAACTATATCTTTAATGAGCAGTAATACAGTTGTAGATACAGCTAAAAAGGCTATAGATAACGTAAAAGACTTTGTTAGAGGTTCTAGGTCATACCTTAACTTTTCGGCAGGTAAATATAAAATTTTAGTTGAAACATCTGGCACAGCATCAATTACACTTACTGAAGATAATATTTTAGGTGGTATTAATGTTATAAGTAAAAACAAAAACTCAAGATTTAATAGAGTTATTGTTAATTATATTGAGCCTACTAAGAATTACCAATCTGATTCAGCACAATTTCCACCAGTTGGAGATGCAGAATTGCCTACAGCAGACCAATTTGAAACAATGAAAGCAGAAGATGGTGATTTATTATTAGAGGGTCGCTTTGATTTTTCTATGATGACAAGTGGTTTCCAAGCCGAAGAAATGGCTGAAATAATATTAAGACGTTCTAGGTCAAGTTTAGATGTTTCTTTTGTGGCTGATGCTACAGCTTTAGATTTATCAATAGGCGATATAGTTAATATTACTCATGCTACTCCTGGATTTTCTGCAAAACCTTTTAGAGTGCAGGGTATGTCTTTAAATGCAGACCAAAGCATAAGTTTACAATGTTCTGAGCATCAAGATGATTATTATACTTTTGGTACAAAGCAAACACCAGATGAAGTAGTTGATACAAACTTACCTAATCCATTTATAGTTCAAGCACCAGTTTTAGAGGTATCAGATGAACTAAGAGCCTTAAACGAAGAAGCTATTAGTGTTTTATTAGTTGATGTACAGGCTACAGATTCATTCATAGTAGATTTTGAGGTGCAAGCCAAGAAAAGCACAGATACAGCTTTTATAAATTTAGGTAGGGGTGCTAGTTCTAAGTTTGAACTTGCTAACGTAGAAGATAATGCTGTTTATGATGTTAGAGCTAGGTCAGTATCATCTATTAGTAGGTCTGTATTTATATCAGCACAGCACCAAGTAGTAGGTAAAACTGCTCCACCTGCTGATGTAACAAACTTTCAAGTTAATATTATAGATACAGAAGCTCATTTAAGTTGGACACCAGTACCAGATTTAGATTTATCACATTATATTATTAGACATAGCCCTTTAACTAGTGGTGCTATATTCTCTAATGCTATAACCTTAATTGATAAAGTATCAAGACCTGCGAATACTGTTACTGTTCCTGCAATGACTGGTACATATTTTATAAGGTCAGTTGATAAAATTGGGTTAAAATCACTCAATGCTACAAGTAATGTTACGTTAATTAATAATGTTAAAAACCTAAACTTTGTGGCAAGTTCTACACAAGACCCAACTTTTACAGGGACTAAAACAGATGTGATTATAGTTGATGATGCTTTAATACTAGAAACAGCCTTGTTTGATAGTGTTTCTGGTGATTTTGATGATGCTGTAGGTAACTTTGATGGTGGTGGTGGTACTGTTTTATCAGAGGGAACTTATGACTTTGACACTTATATAGATGCAGGGGGTGTTTATAGCAGTAGAATAACAGCAACAGTTAATATGGAACGATTAGACTATGTAAATCTTTTTGACGATGCACAGGGCTTATTTGATGCTAGAGAGGGTTTATTTGATGGAGCTAATGATACCTTTGGTGATGTAAATGTACAGCTACAGATAGCTAAAACCAACGGAGACCCAGTAAGTGGCACATACTCTAATTTTCAAAAATTTAATGTTGGCGATTATACTGGTAGGGCATTTAAATTTAGGGCTGTTTTATTAAGTGAAGATTCAGAAGCAACACCTAAAGTTACTGGTTTGTCAGTACAAGTAGATATGCCAGAAAGGGTATACTCTGAAAAAGATATTGCTAGTGGAACTGATACAAATGGCAAAGTGATAACATTTAGTCCTGCATTTAAGGAAATATCTGGAGTAGGTATTTCGGCAAGTAACTTGGCTAGCGGTGATTATTATGCTATAACAAGTAAAAGTGCTACTGGTTT